TGCCATTGAAGATAAAAAGAAATTTATGCATCTTTTAAAAGAAGACCAAATGCATTCTTTAAAAACTGCCAAAAAAATTATAAAATTTCAAAAGAACAAACCATGGTACGAGTATACAAATGTGTATTGTTATACGATATTGAAAACAATTATATATCTAAACTTCAACAAATTCTTAAAGATTTTTCCTAATTGTAGTGATATAGATATTGCAAATTTCTTTATTAAATATTCAAATAATATGTATAAACAAATACATAAGATAAAAGTAAAAAGTAATAAACTAAATCTAACAATATTTAAGTAAACACTTCAATATACAATGATCTATTTGCTATGGATGGTAATGGTAGATTACCGTCGCTTGTTAATTTGTCTCTATTAAATCTTTCTATAGTTAACAATTGTGTTTTTTGAATATCAGATAACTGATTTGTAAAAATATTAAAAACATTTGTGTTATTAAGTGTTGGCGTGTTTTGTGCACCCATTATGTTTCGATAATTAATATTTGTGAAAACCGATATCATATTGTCTATATTAATTACATCATTACGTCTTTGTGGAGAATTTATTGTTAATCTTGGATGTTTACTAATATCAATTAAATTTTTTTCAATATCTCTACATATATTTAAATTATTTATATCAATTATTACCTTATTTAAGTTTGCAGTATATTCATTTATTCTCCAATGGTCTCTTTTATCATTTAAGTAATTTTTTAATATATGTAAATTATTACTTTGATTTGCTGTAAAAATGTTTATTGGATAAAATACACGTTTAGCATCATCATCTAGATTTATATTTTGGTCATAAAGAAGGTGTGTCAAGTTCATATCATAATAACTCTTATTATCTTTCATATTATTATTATAATTTAAAATACTTCTTGTCGGAATATTGTTATCTATTAATACTTCATTTGATCTTTCAGAATATTGAGATATTGTTTGTGCTGTTGCTGGAGCAGCTCTAACTTGATAATTTGCAAATAATTTTAAACTAGCTGTAATATTACTAGTTGTATTATTCTCACATGCACATTTGAAAAACACTTTGTAAAACCCACCATTTGGTATATAAATAAATTTTTTTGTTTTAGTTCTTGTATATGTTACAGTATTATTTTTATTTAATTTAGACGTAACAGTATATATAATTTTGTATTTTTGAGTTGTATCGTCATAAATGCTAAATTGAGATATTTGTGGAATATTTGTTGATGTTTGGACATATGCATATAACTGATAGTAGCCTTTTTGTAAGAACATGTTTGCATATAATTTATATATAGATACTTTGTTATTATGTACTGTAAAATCTAGAGCATTTGATTGTCTACTATTTTGAGTAATATAACTATTATTGTCACCAGATGAATATTCGTTATTTTTATCATATAATAAAGAAATTATTTGATGTATCTCTTTAATATCAAAACTTAATATGATATGTCCATTTGCACCTCTTCCTGATAGTAAAGATGTATCATAATTTGCTTTAATACCTCTTCCTGTATTTTGTATATTATTGTATGAATTTCTTGAATTTCCTCCATTTCCTCCATTTGCTGAATAAAAAGTTCCATTGTTATATTTAATGGATGTACTTTCTCCTTTATTACCATTTCGTGTTCCATAAGTACATGTAGAACTATAGATATTTTCAGATTGCATATTTACTGTATTAAAATGATAACATGTTATTGTTCCTTTTAGATCTTTCCTAGGTTCATCACCACTATTACATACATCACAAATTGTACGTTTACCTGTATATGTATATTTTTCTGTCCGACAATTTGCAGGATAGGTACTGTGAAACTTCCTTTCTTGTGTAGTTTTTGTTGATTTACATTTTTTATTATTATCATAAAGGGTAGCACCCTTTGGACATCTGCAATTATTTCTATATATAGAAACAGGGTGTCCACCATTTCCAATATCAAGATTATATGTTCCATTATTAAATTTAATGTTTTTTTTTATAATTTGTCCATCGTACCCATCGCCTCCCTTCCAATTCGTTGATGCACTGCCACTACCACCGCCACCTTTCAAAGTAACAAGACAATTAATGGAGTTTTTAATTATCATTATTGTATCTTTGTTGAAAGTAAAAATTAGTTTACCATTTACAATTGTAGGTACTACTGTTTTGTCAGAAAATTCAACAATATTATTAGTAAATAAGTTATTAGTATTTGATCTGTTGATTGGAATAATGTCATAGTGTCTTGTTTGTACTTTTACATTATTACTAATATTAAATAATTGTGCGATATCATCAAATGTAGGATTGTAATTATTTTTCTCATTATTTGCATTGTTTAAATTTGTTTGAATTGTAGTTTTTTCTATATTCAGAGGTTTTATCCTACCATTATAATGAGTATCTATCTCATTATATATATCGTTACGTTTATTTTTCAAATCCGATATAATTTTAGGTCTATGATCAATTCTATTACCACGGGCATCAAATTGTTTTTTATAATTATCCCAATTTAACAAATTATTAATTGATAATGAAGTAGTTCTTTCTGTAACATTAGTAGAATGTATTATAGGTCCTATATTTATTATTTGATTATATTTATTGTAAGACATAACTTGTTGTGCATTGCATAAATAATTATAATTAAAAGTATATATATTAACATTTTTATTGGGATATTTTGTATTTTTAAAAATATTAAATATATTAGTGTTTTTATAATCAAGTCCATATGCTGTACTTGAAGTAAAATTTCTAATTGAAAATGTATTATCTTTTATCAATTCGGTTTGTTTAGCATTAAAAGTATATTTTTCTACATTTTGTATATTGAAAAATTCATCTAAAGAAAATTTATAAAATTTTTTATATTTTAGCTCATTAAATGGATTATATTTTACTGAACAAATACTGTCTATTACATTATTAAAATTTGTTGAAGGATTAGCATTGTTTAAAAAATTAAATGAAGTGTAATAATTATTATTAAACTTGTTAGTATCATTTTCTATATTACCAGATGTTCCTTTGCAATCATGATTAATTAATTCATTGGAAGGATATTCATATCTCTTAGGTGTTGTATTTGATATAAATGGCATAAAACACTTATTTGTTAATGGACTATTAACAATATCAATATTATAATTACATGAATATACTTTATTTGGATAATTAATTGTTTTCCCATTATCTTCTGCTGTATCGAATTCTTTCCAACCGTGAAATGTGTATTTACATGTATTATTGGGATTTGTACTTTTTGCGTTATCACATTCAGTTATATTTGATGTAAAATATACTGTACAATCTCTAAATGTTACATTTTCCGGATATTTAATCTTTGGAAAAGTGCATTTGGATTCTTCATCTTGAGTTTGATTGTCTTGAGGATATATAGGTTGAGTAACATCTACTTGATTGCTAATAACTTCTGTGTAATTTTCAAATATATTGTTTCGTTTTATATAGATATAATATAACATACTAAAAATCATAACTATAGTTAAAACTACCATTGAAATGGTTACAACAATTTTATTTAATGAATTTAAACTACATTTTGCATTAATCATAGCAAATGTTCTCTATAAGTATAAATAGAAAAGAATATCTATTAATTTATTTGTATATATATACTATTATCATTTGAAAAAAGCAAAATTTGGTCATTTAAAGTTGCAAGATATTTTTTTATAAAAGATTGTGATAGTGTATTATTATTATATTTCAATATTTCTTTCACAAAATTTATATTATTAATATGATAATTTTCAATATTTTGTAAATATTGAGGGCTTCGTTGATAATTATGAATATTGTTTGTTATTTTTCTAATTTGCGGATCTATTTCATTGTTAATAGTATTTTGATAATTATTTTTTTGATTTTTTAAATTATTAATTTCATTATTAATATTATTACATCTTATATTCATGCTATTATATACATTTTGGGCGTTGTTTCTTTTAGATATGGTTTGATTTATTTCGTTTTGTGTATTAGAAATTTTTTTATTCAACTCATTGATATTTGCAGCCTTTGATATCCATTCCCATATTAAAACTGCTCTATAGCTTTGTTCCCACCATTTTTTGTCTTTTTGATGATTTCTTAGATTATTGTTTAGTTTAGATATCTGTGAATTATAATTTTCAATTACTTTTAGATATGCCTTCATTAAAAGTGATGAAAATGGATTGGAACAACTCCTATAATATTCTTGTTCCTTATTACTTATAACACTATTTATATTATTGATCGAATTTTGAAGATTAGATTTTCTATTTTCGTGATATTGTAATATGTTTTTTAAATTATTCATTTCATTGTCATTCAATGTATTTTTAATATTATTTAAACAATCTTTAGTTGTGTTGTATATCTGACTATTACATTGATTTAAACTTAGATTAGATCTAATTTTACGATAGAAATCATAATTGCCTAAATATATATCTTTAACTAAAATATCTTTTAATGAAAACGCAATATTCCTAATGTTATATTTGTATAATGTACCATTATAGAATGAGCATGAATATATATTTTTTTGACTTATATTGGGTACAACTGAAAATCCTATATTTGTGGGTTTAATATTAAATAAATTATTTCTAATAATAGTATTCAAATTGTTATTATTATTGTATGTTTTAAATTTTTTCGTAACATTATCAAATGAAACAAAACTAATCTTATATTTGCATTGAAGATTTTTAAAATTGCCAATATTATTGATTGTAATCTTCATAAAAATATGATGTTCTGGTATATTTATTGCATTATTTAATATTGTTTTTGAATTTCCAAATGATGTTGTATCGAATGATAGAAATTTATTTTGATTGCCTTTAAAACATCCTGACTTACACTTTATGTTTTCGATTACATTGTTGTCACATGATGGTGTAATATTATATTTTTTATTTAAATTATCTATTATTTGTTTTTGTTTTGAAATATCATTGATTTCGTGATCTTTTAAATTATAAAAACAAGAACCCCATAATTCAATAGGATTGATATGGTTATAATTTAATATTTTTTTCTCAACTTTATAATTATAATCTAGTTCATGTGATACTTCTTTCAATTCAGGTATTTTTGTTTTACATAATTGTATATTCTTATTTTCAAGTTTCTGTTTTAAAATTCTATATAGATCTAGGCAAAAATACGTGTTCCCATTATATTTTATTGATAAATTATATATATTATATATAATATCATTAATAACCTTTTTTAAGTTTTCAAATTCATATTTTAATTTTACATTATCAACTTGTTTTAGAAGACCATTTATGAACTGTGATAATATATTTTTTTTCTTCAATATAACCTTTCTATTTTTATCAACCATTAAGTTTTTATCATTGTTATTAATAATATTTAAAAACATATCGTCGTATATATATATAGTTTTTTCACCATCATTGATAGTATATGTTTTATATATATTAGTATTTTGTTTTATAAGAAACTCAATTTGTAATGTACTTAAATTGTATATATCTTCAAACATATCACACATATTTCTATGTTCAATGAAATAAACACTACATGTTCTCATGTCTACATCAATATCACCATTATTTTGTATCCAACATTTATCATTATTTTGTAATATTTCATTAATTACATTATCTATATAGTTTTCAATTAATGACATTATATTTGAAAGTTTCAATAATCTCTTTTGAAATTCTAATGGGTCTTCATAAATAATTGCGTTTCTTTCTTTAATTTTTGATATAAATGATACTATGTAATCATATTGAATTGATATATTTTGATTTTTATTTATATTTTCAATATAAGATTTGTATGTTTCGTTAATATCAAAATATTGATATATAAATGCATCTAAAAAAGAATCTATAAAAGCGTCATATCTATCGACATATTTTGAAGATTTTATTTCAGCACTTGTTTTGATATTGTCCGTCTTTTTTATCTCCTTTAAAAACATCCCTAAATTTTCATATACAAATCGTTCATGAAAATATGCATATTTATTTAAATAATTTTCATAATATAATTTTACTTTTGTAATAAAATCTGGATCTTTGTGAGAAATATATCCTTGACATATAGCATCATAAATATCTTCATCATCAAAATCTATTAGTTTTTTATTTGATTTAGAACTTTGAATAATATTGAATAAATTGCGTTTTTCATCATCTGTTCTTTGGTTAAATGTTTGCAATAATTCTTTGAATTCTTCTTTATTGTCATTATTAATATAAAGATCAAAATCAGATTTTATTTGTTGTTCAAATAAATATGTTATATCTACAGCTTCTGTCTCAAATCTTTCAATATTATAATAAATATATATGCAAGAAATTACTATAAAAATTGCAAGAATTAATATTATAGTATAAGATAAAATATTCATTTAAGAACTAATATATATTACTCTATTAATAGAATATATTTATGTCGATAGAAGACATTAACTATCTAAAACAAAATAGTAAAAAACAAAGTTACACTTTTTTAGTCGATAGTAAGGATCGTGATAAGAATTTATTTCCTTATCCTAACTCTTATGTTATTGATTTTACTGTCCCATTTAAAAATGTTATAGGTTTAGAAGTTATAGATGCTAGTATACCTCGTACTATGTATAATGTAGATTTGCATAATAATTTGTTATATATATATATTGGTACAGGCGAGAATGATCCTTATATACGTTTTGGAATGCGAGAAACTGTCGTAGATAAAAATGGTAATTCAGTTCCTTATACAGATGTATTTCAAAAGATAGAGATAGAACCCGGTGATTATACAGGTGTTACATTTATCTCAACTTTTAATAAACTTATGGATAATTTAGGAATTGATTTAAACATTAAAGCATACACAACACCTCCTGAATTAACAAATTTAATACAATTCTATTCCGAGACATCTACTTTTATATTAGATATGAAACGATCAACAATTTTTGAAATTTTAGGTTTTGATCTAAATATAAATCCTTCTGAAAACTTAAAAAATGCTGATAAACGACTATATACATATATGGACTATTATAAAGATAAACCTCAATTTGAAAAAATGTATCATAGCACATTTAATAGTAATTCTAAACAAAATATCATTATCTCGCCTGGTATTATGTATTTCATGGGTCATAAATATATTATTTTACGATGTCCAGAAATAGAAGAGCATTTATATAGGTCATTATCATATTCAAAATATAATCTAGGATTAGCAAAATTTCGCATCAGTAGTTTTGGTTATAATGATGAACGTGTAGTAATAACAAAACTTCCTATACGCGAGTTTCACCCAATAGGAAAATTAGGAAGATTATCATTTCGTTTTGAAACAAGTGATGGATCATTATATGATTTCAAAGGGGTAAATCATAATATAGTTTTTGCTGTATATTATTATGAGCCTATACAAAATGATTATCCTACATCTTCGATATTAAATCCAGAGTATAAAATGAATTATTTAGATTATATGTATAAACAAGAAGAAATAGAAGGAGAAAGTGATGACGAAGATGAATTTTCAAGAGATGATATTGAAAAATATAAAAAAAGAGAAAATGAGTTTAGCGAAGAAGGTGTCAAGTTGCAACAATATTTGAAATATAATGCATAATTTTATTGATTTTTATTGGAAAATAATTCTTGTTGAAATGATTGAATTATATTTTCAAGATTTTTGGTAGTTATTTTATTATTATCTATAAATGTCTGAAGTTGTTTCTCATCAACCTTGCCACCTTTTATATCTTTTTTTAATTGTTTTTCATCATCACTAAGATTAGCATCAGGATCTGGTTGTTTAGAATTTGCATTAGTTGGTTGTTTCATGTCAGTAGGTGGTTGAGTTTTAGCAGGAGTTTTTTCTTCTTCTGTTTTTTTGTCTTCAAAGTATTCTCTATAATTTTCTTTTCTATATGAACAGCCAAATAATATAGAAAAAAGTATAGCGATTGCTAGTATTAAAGATATATACATTAATAAACTATTATAATCTAAATTCTTTATCATTTATTCTGTTATAATGAAAAGATAATAAATTATAACAATAATATTATATATATATAGATATATATGACTGAATTAAATCTTTTATACGGTGGAGGAGATTTAAATAATGATTTAATGTTTAACAAATCAGATGAAAAACCAAAGATATCTGGACAACAAATACACCAGATAGCATCACAAGAACCTAACATTAATTATGAAGAACAATTGCAACAATCTCAAATGCAGCAGGCACAAATGCAGCAGGCACAAATGCAGCAGGCACAAATGCAGCAGGCTCAAATGCAGCAGGCACAAATGCAACAGGCTCAAATGCAGCAGGCTCAATCTTATCAAAACTACAAAAGAAAACCTGAGTATTCATTTTGGGATAGAATGAATATCAAAAAATCAGAAGTTATTAAATTAGCTTTATTTTCATTAGTAATTGTACTAGGAATATCAATTGATAGAATAGGTACTTATTATTTATCAAAATATGTTAGTGAAAATATACTTACTGATTTCCAAGAATTTTTATTAAGATTAAGTTATCCAATAGTTATATTTTTGATGTTATGGATATTAAAAGCTATATAATAAATACTATTTATTTTTATTAGAGATATATATAAATTATGGCAGGTATTGATAATGAACCAATTCCTGTAAATAATGATATTTCCAAAGAAAATATCAATGATGAAACAAAAGGTATTTACAAACAAATCAGTGATATCAATACTAAGCAGCAAAAAATAGAACAGTATTTTAAAAATATATTTAACAATAAAAAATACGATGATGAAATTGAGCTTAAGAAAGGTCTAATACAATTATTAAACGATTTAATTAACGAGACATCAATATTATCAAATGATAACAGACGATATCTTTATGTTTTAAACTACAAAATTCAACCGAAGGAAGGTACATTCAAGAAATTATCAAAAATGCTATCATCTTCACAAGATAAAAATCTTAAAGATAATGAATTTTTTGATGATAAAAATGAATTGACCAAAGCTGTATCTTCTTCCCAAGTAAAAACAAAGGAAGAAGCTGAACGTGACAAGCGAAAAAGAGAAGCTATTGCTAAACAACAAGCAGCCGAATTTGATGCTAAAAAAGCTGAAGAAATAACATCAAATGTTCAGAAACAAACAGGTGGTGCAATAAATTTAAATCCATTTAAAAGCACATTATCATTTGAAGAAGAAGAAATTAAAAAGACAATAAAAAATATAAATAGTATAAATTTTAATGACAATAGCGATGTAAAAATAGTGATAAAAAATATTAAAAATTTATCAAATAATATTGATAAAATATCAGCTAGTATATCAAAAATTCAAAAATCTGTAAAAACATCAACAGAATTACAAATAGTTATTGATGTTATTGATTATTATAATAGAGAAATTCAAAATGAATTAAATCAAAAACGTAATGATATCACAAAATTTCAATCCGAAATTACAATGGATGAGCAAAAACAAATTACTGCGACAATAACCACATTAGAAATAGCTCAAAAACGATTGACAGATACAATTCAAGAAACTGAAGCAAAACTTCAAAGTTTAAAATTAGTTGAAAATCAAATTAAATCTGAAAAATCTAACAATAATCTTGATGATATTAAAGAACAGCTTACTATTGCAGAAAAGAAGGTATTAGATGCTGAAAAAAAGGTAGATAAACCAGGTATTTTTACAACTAAGAAAACTGCATTATCAAATCTTGAAAAAGCAAAAAAACGTGTTAATGATTTGAAACAACAATTGAGTAAAGAAACAAAAAATGAAGCTCAAGCTAAAAGTGAAGTATCTAAAATTAATTCAAACCGTTCCAAAAAAGAAGCAGACCTTCAAGCCCAAACTAATAATGAATTATCTGCAATTATGAAGGAAAATATAAAAGCACAGAATGATAGCATTCAATCTCGTAAATTAGAAGCTAATGCACAATTAACTTATTTAGATACAAAGGAAGCATATGATAAATTATCTTTAGACCCCTCTTTTACACTAGATGAAAAATTAAAAGATATACAATACAAATCAATATTGATAAAAGAGTATAGCACTAAAAATTTGTTTCATATAGATGATATTATTGCAAAAAACGATTACACTGAATATATAAATCAATTCAGAAAGTATATTGATGATAACAATAAAGGAAAGTTTGATTTAACAAATAAGGATCATGATAGATCATTGTTTGTAAAAACATATCCTATTCATCAGTATTTTACCAATTTTAATAAAAATAATGGATTTCAGTTAAATAGTGTAAAGAAATTATACAAAGAAGATAGTGATAAATATATACGCAATATTGAGTTTTATATTTATAGCTTGGATAGATTTCTGGAACATTTTGAAAATTACATAAATAATTGGGAAATAAGAGATGTATCCTCTCTTAGTATCTATAGTATTTTTACTAATTATTGGGGTGCCATACTTACAGTAATAATGATTATAATATTAATGTTAATATATTTCAAGACATTTACAGATTTTGCTTTTAGTATATATAAAAAAACTTTTTCATTTCAAAAACTAATACTTAACGACAGTATGTATAGCGAATATGATGATGTTTATAATTTTGGAGGCTATTATATTGATTTTAAAACACTCGTCTATCTAGGTATATATGTTATTTTAGCTATTCTTCTTATACCTCTAAACTTATATAATTCAGTTGAAGTTTTCAAAGGGAACCTGAAAATATTAGGATGCAAATATATTTTTAATAAAGGTAGAAATTCACTAATATTTTATGGTTTATTATTATTAATGTTCATCATAATATTAAATATTGTTTACATTTATATATCAGTTGCATTTTATAACACTCAACAACAAAGATACGATAATCATGGGAAAATACAAGAAATTTTCTATCAATATATAGATGAGCCATTATCAGAACATTTATTCAAAAAAGATTTAGTAGAGGATAATATCCCATTAGTTCAAGTATATGAAAAATTAAATAATTGGGCTTATAATGGAACCAAAGAAGAAAATGATCAACGTGCTGGAAATAATACCAATAGCGAGGATTTAGTAAATAAACGTTTTAGAATGCTTATTACATCAGTTATTAGCATATATTATATAAATGATACTTCTAAGGATATTATACTAGGAAAAAATAACTTACTTAAAAATTCCAATTTTGCAAAATCTAGTATATTTTTGTACTCAAAGAATGATGTAACAAATAATATTATACCTCCATTTAGTGATTTCAGAAATACTAAACTATTTAAATCAATAATTGGACCATTGCCTTCTATGCGAAATAAAAAATGTCAAGCTGACGATAAAAGATATTTTTGTAATAATGATTTGTATGTAAATAATATATATACTTTATCACAAGATGAAATCAATAAAATAAAGGATAAATATAATGTGCTTAGAAAAGAACTCAAAGAATATATTAGCAATATCAAAGAAACCGATAGTGTAATGCTTTATAGAGTTGATGTAGTTATTTCACTATTAATGGCAATTTTCTATTTTATGATAATTATATATATATTTATGTGGATTGTATTTGATATTGATTTATATGTATATATGATGACACATAAAGAAAATATACAAACTGTACTAAATGTTGTTATAATATTAATAATACTTATAGTGATTTTATAATACAAATAATTTTTGGCCTGAATCAAAAATACGAAAAAGATTACGAAGATGGCTGCATTTGAATGGAATAGGATTAAATCTAAAAAATATACAGAATTTGAGAAATATTTACACAAAACCGTACTCAACTAGTTCATCATCTTCTTCTATTTTCAAAAAAGCTTCTTTTATATTCTTAATCAATTCGTTTTTATTTGTGTTATTTAAATTATGAATATCAAAAATGGGTGTAGTTGTTATTTCCTTCTCATTTTCATACATTTTTAAGGTTTTTACTTTGTCTACTAATACTTTTTTCATTTCTATTTCAAATTGAGCTTTGTATTTAGTGTATCTGAGTATTTCATCGTTACGAAGATGCTGTGATATATTGATATTTGTAATACTTGTATCATATTCTTCCAATTTTTTCTTCAACTCATATATATCATTAGTTGATAAATTATCAATGGACAATAAATTCAATACCTTATGCATTTTTTTCTTATATTTATCTCTAAAACCAATGAGTTTAATCTGAATATCCTTTAACTGTTCTAGAGTTTCACGATAATTTCTAAATCTTACAATGCCACTCAATATAGTGATGACAGTTCCTAATATTAAAATAAATGTGTTCATCACGAACGAAAAATAATCTATATTAGTAACTTCTGATTTATTCAACAAGTCTATAGTGCTTAGTCGCAAAGCTTCAAATGCGGTTGTTATAGATGATAAAATAAGCAATGATAATGAAAACATATTGTATTTTTTATAAATTTTATCATACGCAGATGATATTATAAAAATCTTGCCGTTGATCTTCTTTTTTTCACTTGCTATATTACAAAGTAGGTCTACAACTGCGTCGTATTGGACTTTATTTTGAGCAGGAATTAGATCAATGCATTGTGACATAGTTTATATATCGTAATCTATACTATTTGAAGAGTATTTTCAAAATCACAGATAGTACATAACTATACAAATTTTATACATCTGAACATTTAAAAAGCCTATTTTCAGTCTTTATCTAATTCAAGAAAATATGATACTTCTTCTTGTGTGAGAATATTCTCAATAATAGCATAACCATTTTGTTCAAGATCTTCGATGAATGACATATGTGATAAAACGCGATAAAACCTAAAACTATCAAATCATTTTTTCATAGATGTCTGTAAAATTATATCAAATCTATTTGTATCTATATTTACAGTATAAATTTTTGAATTTAATAATAAGAAAATATATAATGACAAATCTAAAAGGAATTGTAATATAATGTATAAATGATGATAGTTTTTTTCTAATATTCATAATTTATTTAATATAAAGTTTCAACGTCTTATATACATCCTTGAAGATTTAAGGGTGTAAATCAATATGTATATAATTTTACAGCTGTAATATATAGTCTAAATGATTATAATTTATAATTTCAGACATAATAGAATTATAACCATCATCATTGTATACGTATGCTATAGATTTAATATTAAAGAAATTATCCCATTTTTTATCCCATTCTGGGTCATTTTCATAATTATGTCCTACTGTAATCATACTATGAATTCCATAATTCCATTTGCAGCAAAAGTATGTATGATATCAATTTGTTTATTATATAGTATGATATATTTCATAAATAGCAGCTATTAATCAATACTTATTATGTATATGATATTATTTTTTTACATATTGATGCAATCATAATGGAGCATAAATAATATAGAATAAATATATAGTAGTAAAATAAGATGAGCACATGGTTAACTAAAAAGGCCACAAATTTTGTAACAAATATGGCGAAGAACGTTTTTAATGAAATACCCGATGCTAATAAAATCAAGGAAATCTTACAAGTTATCAAAGATGACGAACAGTTAAAAAAATTAATGTCAAATAATTTTGGAGATAAAGCTAAATTACTTGAAACTGGTACAGATATTGAAAAAAAGTTAGCGCAATTTTTATTAAATGAAAAAAATAACAAAGAACTCATGGAATTCAAAAACGTAATACGAGATAAAAATGAACAAAATATTGATGAAATTAGTAAAGAAATCACTGCAAATAATAGTAAAATCAACCAAACTTCAATGATGAAAACAAAAGAAGATGCTGCAAAACAAGAAAATAGTGCGGTTGCTGTTTCTCAAAATGAAAACTATGGTAACGTATTTGATATAGATAGTTATATAAATAGTGCTCTTTATTCAACTATAATTGTATTAATATATTTAATATTGGTGATCACCATTGCATTTGTATTTGTTAATGCATTTATGAATTATGCAATATTTTGTTATTATACGATAAGAGAAGCAATTCTAGAATCTGATGAATATAATTTATCAAAAATTAAACTTCGAGAAACTTACAGATTTAATCTATTAAATTATGTATTTTGTAAAAATAAAAGTGATGAAGACGATGAAAACAAAATCGATATATCAAAGGTTTCCGAGGTTAAATCTAAGAAAAAAGATTGTGAAGAAAATACTACAATGGAATATATTAATTATATGATAAATATATTATCTCCGTTAGATAATTGTGATGCTGAATCGCATTTAAATATTTATGGTGGGAATAAACTTTTTAATGCGGTAATGAAAATTATATATTTGATATTATTAATACTGTTTTTAGGAACAATAAGCTATATAATAATCAATATATTTTTAGGTGGTCTGAGAAGATATAAAATAATTGGTTCCAACATGTTTAGTTATGTATATCAAAAAGGTGCAGTGTATATATATGTGCTATTGTTGGTATTTTTCTATTGTCTAGCACATAGTATGTTTTTCAAATATATGTTTATCGATAATGTATATACAAGAATATATACAAACTATATAGAAGCCATCAAACCTGATGCATATGTACATGGAGAAATAAAGGCTATTGAAAACGAGAAAGATTTTGTTAATTTACTATCAAAAAGCACATTTGAAAATATAGATGTTGAATATGAGTTGAATGTACATAACAAAAAAATTATAGAAAATATTAGATTAAGTTCAAACAATGATATCAAAGCATCTAAAATATTTTTATATGCTGTATATATTTATTTTAAAAGACAGAATGATGATGATATTGATATCATAAATAAACTTAATAGTATTATACTACAAAAGCCAGAAAATAAGGAGACATTAATAGGACTTCTATTAACTGAATTAAATGGAATTGAAATGGCATCAGAATTTAATAATATTATAACAAACATTGGTATTGCATCAACTACTGTTCCGGCTACTGATCAATCTGAAACAGCCAAAAAATCACAACCTAACGAATTTGAAGGATTTGATTTCAATAATATATCATCATATGCTGAAATAAATTTGAATTACAAAGTTGCATATAAAATAAGTAAACTATATGAAATTCTTTTGAATGCAAGTGATAATATTGATTTTGGTAGTGCAATTTATTATCTTAATATGTTTTTAGTTCTAGAATGGTTTATGAATGCGATATTTATGTTATTATTCTTATTGGTTCTTTATTATAATTCAGATGATGATCCATTATTTAAACAATTAATCAATTATATAGTAGCAGTAATTTTAATTATAATAGATGAATTGAAAACTGGACTTATTGGAATATAATAAAATATATTTAAGGAAACCAGCATAAAGAACAAATAAATGGATAATAATAAATATTTACTGAATATCAAAACAATACAAGCATCAACATTTAAACAAGTTATTGATGCTTTAAAAGAAATTTTGATGGATGTTAATTTGGAAATAGATGAAACTGGTATCAAGATTGTGGCAATGGATAATACACATATTGTTTTGATTCATCTTAAATTAGAAGCTGATAAGTTTGAACAATATTATTGCGAAAAGAAATTATATATTGGAATAAATATGTTAAGATTACACGCATTGATCAAAACAATCACGAATAATGATATTCTATCATTATATATTTTGAAAGATGACCCAAATTCTTTGGGAATAACAATAGACAATAATGATAAGAATTTCAAAACAAACTACAAACTATCAGTGCTTGACATTGATGTATTAAATATTCAAATACCTCCTGTAGATTTTCACACAATCATTACAATGCCATCGACGTATTTACAGAAAATTATTCGAGATATGCATAATTTAGCAGAATATATTGAATTTAGAAATATAGGGGATAAACTTATATTAAGTTGTAAAGGAGATTTTTGTACACAAGAAACAATTATGGGTTCAGAAAAATCACAATCAATCACTATCAAAAAAAACAATAATGAAGAAGAACATGAAATTATCCAAGGTATATTTAGTCTTAAATATCTAGCAATATTTACTAAATGTACCAATCTTTCAAATACTGTTGAAATATATCTCAAGAATAATTATCCAATAATTCTTAGATATACAATTGCATCATTAGGAGAGATTAAATTATGTTTATCTCAACAAGATATTTCATAATGAATAGAGAACATTCATAATAAAAAAATTATAAATTGCATAATTTAGGATATAAAATATATTTGTAATATATTTTTTCAAGTTTATATAATGTGTTTTTTAAAACACAATAAACTTCGTTTAGACATTGATAATATTTACTAGATAATACTAGGTAATTATCATTAATGATATATTTTAATTGTTTTTTTATTTCAAAAAAAATGTTGTGATATTTATCCATTATATATTATTTGTATCATTAGAAGTCCTTAAGTAGTTAGAAATCTACATCCAAAGCAAATTTGCGAATTTCAGAATGATCCTGTTTGCTACCAACATTTGCCTTACTATATTGTGATACACGACTTTCAAAAAAGTTGGATTTTGTCTCAATTGATATACGCTCCATAAATGGAAATGGATTAGCAGAATTCCATATTTTATCATAATTCATCTGTGTCAACAGTCTGTCTGCTACAAATTCAATATAAACAGACATAAGTTCTGCATTCATTCCTAACATAGAACAAGGAATACTATCAATGATAAAGTTCTTTTCAACCTCTACTGCTTCTTTTACAATTTGATGTACAACTTCCTGTGAAAGTCTATTTTTAATTTTTGAATATAAGAGAATAGCAAATTCTACATGCATTCCTTCATCACGACTAATAAGCTCATTAGAAAATGATAGTCCTGGCATGAGACCCCTCTCTTTTAACCAAAAAATACTACAAAATGCTCCACTAAAAAAGATACCTTCTACAATAGCAAACGCAATTAATCTTTGCGCAAATGTAGCGTCTTGATCATTTATCCACTTGAAACACCATTCGGCCTTCTTTTTAATACAAGGGATATATTGAATTGCATTAAATGCTTCATGTTTTTCTCCAGAATTTTTGAAATAGGTATCAATTAGTAGTGAATATGTCTCAGAATGTATATTCTCAATAGTCATTTGGAATGCATAAAAAAATTTGGCTTCCAATACTTGGACTTCATTAAGAAATCTTTCACCTAGATTAATATTTACTATTGTATCACTTGAACTGAAGAATGCTAAAATATGTTTGATAAAATGTTTTTCATTTTCACTTAGTTTATTGAAATCATCAATATCTTTGCTTAGATCTAATTCTTCGGCTGTCCAAAAACAACTAACAGATTTTTTATACATATCCCATATATCATAATGCTGTATGGGAAAAATAGTAAGTCTATCATCGGATGCTAAAAGTGGTTCAATAGGTTCTTCGACATTTGTCATTTTCCTTGTAGTTATATATATTTATATAATATATTTTTATATATGTTTATATTACAATAATATTATTTTGAAGAAATATTATTAGCAAAAATGATGTATATATATTGTAAATTATTACTTATGCAGAGCAAAGTACGCAAGTATCGCCATTTTCTTCTGCACACCTCATTTTTTTCTTAGCAAATTCAGGATCAATTGTAAATTGTTGAGTTTTTGCTCTTGGTCTTGTGCGTAGATAATATGAACCTGTCTTCAAACCTTTAGATTGTGCATAAAAGTGCATTGAAGACAATTTCTGAAAATCTGGATCTTCCATAAAAATATTCAAACTCTGTGTTTGACAAATATAAATTCCCCTATCTGCTGACATATCAATAATATGTCTTTGTTTGATTTCCCATGCTGTTTTATAAAGTGCTTTGAGATCATCTGGAATTTCAGAGATATTCTGAATACTTCCATTATTCAATATAATATGGTCCTTCATGTCTTTGTTCCATAGATCTCTTGTAATTAAGTCATTAATTAAATATTTATTAATTACAATGAATTCACCACTCAATGTCTTGCGTTGAAAAATATTATTTGTAAATGGCTCAAAACTTTCATTAAATCCCATAATTTGTGATGTAGATGCTGTTGGCATGGGAGATATCAATAGACTGTTTCTTAAACCATATTCTTGAATTTCTGCTTTTAGTTTATCCCAATCATATCTTTTCAAAGGTTCTTGATCCCATAAATCAAACTGAAGTAAACCTTGTGAAATAGGACTTCCCTCAAATGAACTATATGACCCTGTGTATTTAGTTTTAATTACTTCTTTTTCAAATTCATTAACATAGTTGGATAGTTCAGATGAATTGTCTACATCACGATCTAAAATTTCACGAATAATTTGTCCTCTTTTTTTGGATAATTCCATAGATGCTTCTAATGCTGCGTGATAAATAGTAGCAAAGATTTCTTTATTGAGTTCTTTGGCTTCATCATTTTCAAAAGGATATCTAAGTTGTACAAAAACATCTGCCAATCCTTGTACACCAATACCAATTGGTCGATGTTTCAAATTTGAAACACGTGCTTTTTCTACAGGATAGAAATTCTTATCAATTACTTTGTTCAAATTTTTTGTAATGACTTTTGTGGTTTCGTGTAGTTTTTCAAAATCAAATACTAGTTTTTCATCAACTTTGCAAACATATGATGGTAAGCAAATTGATGCTAAATTACACACTCCAGTTTCTTCAGGCGATGAATAAATCAATACTTCGGCACAAAGATTACTTGATTTAATTGTACCAAGATTTTTTTGATTGCTTTTTTTATTGGCAGCATCTTTATATAGAATATATGGAACTCCCTGTTCTATTTGTGCTTCTAGGATTTTAAACCATAAATCTTGAGCGTCTATTTGTTTAGTAAATTTACCTTCATTTTCATATTTTTCATATAGTGCATTAAACTCTTCTCCATAAACTTCACTTAATCCTTTACATTGATCAGGACACATCAAAGACCATTTTTTGTTTTCTTTTACTCTTTGCATGAATAGATCTGGTACCCATAGAGCTAAAAACAAATCACGACATCTATCTTCTTCATTACCATGGTTCTTTTTCAATTCTAGAAAAGCTTCAACATCAGTGTGCCAAGGTTCCAAATATACAGCAATACTACCTAATCTTTTACCTGCCTGATCAATATACCTTGCCGTATTATTAAAAACCCTCAACATAGGGATAATACCATTTGAAGTTCCATTAGTTCCTCTGATATGACTACCTCTGCCTCTAATCTGATGAATATGAATACCAATACCCCCTGCATATTTTGAAATAAGAGCTAACTCTTTTAATGTTTCAAAAATACCAGCAACACTATCATCATTTACACTGCACAAAAAACAACTACTTAGCTGAGGTTTATTTGTACCAGCATTAAACAATGTAGGTGTCGCATGTGTAAAATATTTTTTACTCATTAAATCGTAGGTTTGCAACACTTCTCGAATATCGTTTCCGTGAATTCCAATTGCAACGCGCATCCACAAATGCTGCGGTCTTTCAATAACCTTTTTATTTACTCTCATTAGATAAGCTCTCTCTAGCGTCTTGAAACCAAAATAATCAAACAGAAAATCTCTCTGATAATCAATATATGTATTTAATTTTTCTTTATTCTTGCATACAATGTCATATACTTCATCTGAAATCAACGGTGATGCATTATTATGTATATCTTTATTATCATATAGTATTTGAATTGTTTCACTAAATGACGGTGATGTATTTTTATGATGATTAGATATAATAATACGAGATGCTAATGTACTATATTCAGGATTTTCAATAGAAAGACTACTACACATATGTGCTGCTAGTTCATCCAATTCAGTTGTTTTTACACCGTCATAAATACGTGTACAAACTTTTTGTGCTATCTCAGATACATCACATTTCATATCTTTTGATAAATTTTTGAGACGATTTAATACCTTGTCAAAACTAACATCTTCATACTCTCCGTTTCTTTTAACAACTCTCATGTTATAATATATAATCATTTTTGTTTTATATATATTTATGTGATAAAATTATACCGTGAGAAGTTTGAACATATCCTTCAATAGTTATATCTCCATTATGCTCTTTTATATGACACGATTTGCATAATGGCGCTAAATTATGCTTGATATTCTTATGATGACTTTCTAAAAATCCCTCACTATCTGCATCTGATTGGTATTTAATATGATGAGTATCTATTGCTAATTCTCCACATATACTACATTTATCCATTAATACTTTCGCATTATATCGAGATTTCTTATTTTTTATAATTGTAGTACTAAGAGATTGTACTTCTTTTCTAATATTTTCTGCATTCTTCATAAAATTTTCTGGCATATCTAACGATTTACATACTTCAATACCATAGACCTCTGATCCTTGTCCATCTTGTAAAATTCTATCATATATTATCCTATTATGATTATCAATATGAATATGCATATGTTTGATTTTCACATCATTCTTTTCAATATATTTTTTTATTATATTCAATCTGGTCAATTCATGTAGATGTGTTGCAAATATAAAACAAGCCTTCTTTTTAACCAAAGTATCTATACCACTTGCAACAATAGCCGTAGCTGATATAAATTCTGTCCCGCTACATATTTCATCCCCGATTACTAGACTAAACTTATTACATCTTTGCAATATATTTCGCAACTCTGTCATTTCTACTGTAAAACTAGACATCCCCTTGTATATATTATCCATCCCAGATATACGTGTAAATATATGATGATAAGGATAGAATTCAAATGATTTTGATGCTACAAACATTCCAGCCTGTGCCATAATAATATTTAAACCAACTGCTTTCATATAAGATGATTTACCAGATGCATTTATTCCATATAGCAAAATACCATTTTCACATAGATTTACATTATTACCAATATATTGTATATTATCATCTATTCTTTCTATGATGGGATGTCTCAAATTTGTAGCCTCAATAAATGAAGATTTTTTTGATAGGTTGATTTTTGGTCTAGTATAACAATATTCATGTGCATTTCTTGCACAACAACATGCAATATCAATTCTAGTTAAAAACCTAACAATATTGTCTATTTTATCAGCATAATTATTAATATACATTTGAATAAAATCATAATAATACTTTAATACATACGATGATATTTGCTGACTATACTTATTCATATCAGATGATAATGTATTCATCTCATTATTACACAATTTATAATTAGAAGAAGTTCCTAATGTTTTTTTATCAAAACTAGTCATTAGAGTTTTATTTATTGAAACTGCAGTTTCATATCGTTTCTTGGTTATATTTATGTAATGCCCTTCGCGTTCATTATACTCTATTTTGCAAGAAGTACTATCATTCTGTCCTAAACTATTTACTTGTTCACATAATAATTTTATCTTATCATAAGCTCTTTTATACATATCCGATATATCATCAATATCAGAATAAACTCCTTTTTTGAAAAAATTTCCCATATTTGTCTTATCAGTCAAGTTATATTTAGATGCTTCATCTAAATCTATAATTGATACAAATGAAGTTATAAGATTTTCAATATCATCGACATATATATGACCGCTCATATTTGTTAGCATCTTACAGATTTCACTTGCCGTACTTAGGGATGTATAAAATGAACACCAATCCATTGGTGTAATCTTATTTAATATCATTTTCCTTTTAATTCTTTCCAAGTCCAATATGTTGTTCAACTTTTTGCGAATTTCTTTGTACATATTATTAACTAACAAAGCATCAATATCATCATACATACCATTTAATTTATCAGAATTTATAATAGGCATCAATAATCTTTCTTTAAATGCTCTACTTCCAAATGCAGTAGAACATCTGTTAAGTATATCAATTAAAGGTCTATCGCCGTTATATAATCCTAATACGTTCAGCTGAACAGCACTGTTATATTCGATATTCAAGTATTTATCGTTCTCAATAATTTCAGGCATTTGCAATTCTTTTATAATATCCGCATTATGTTCGTACGCAAATTGCAAGAGACAACAAAATGAAATTCTGGCAATATTTACCTTTTCCAAATTCAAAACCTCTATGATAGATAGCAAACTTTTTTTGGAAATAAATGCTTTCTCTAGTATGCTGTTCTGGCAAATAATTTTTTTCATCATATTGATATGTTCATATGTTTCCCATTTGTAATGCACTAAAATATTATTAATATTTAGGTTTTTCAAAATATACTTTTTTTGTTCTTCAGAGATTTTGTCACTTAATATTATCAATTCAGAAGGATTATATGTACTAATAAATCTAAATACCTCATCAATAGCAAATTCAGGGTCAAGTTTGGTTGAACCTGCTTCATAAATAAATGTCTTACCGGTAGACAAATCAATACCTGATATGCCTGCTACTAAATAATTATCTATGAACTCGTAAAATATAACCATTATAAAATTGCTTTTTTTATTGGATAAAGAAATGTTCATTCCCGGTGACAAAATTTCTGTCACTCTTCTCTCTGGATTAGGTGGCTCTGTAACCTGTTCAATTAATACAATAGTATAATTATTATTTAGCAAAATTTGGGTATATTTTGTTATCGTATATAAAGGAAATCCAGCCATTAGTGGATTATTAATTGACACTTCTGAAATATTCTTATTTTTCCTTGAAATTTGTATGTTACATAAATCGGCTATTGAATATATATCATTTTCTGCAATTACATCTGTAATAGAATATAATTCGTAAAATGAACCAACTTGCATTAAAACAATACATTTGTCACCATATTTTTCCTTGTATGTTTTAGAATATTCTAAATAATCATTGATTATCATTGATACATATATAATAATTATATATGTTCTTATATACATGAACTACCATAGATACATCATATCCAAGCATACATATTTACATAAAAAACAATATAAAAATACTGATACATCCATATTATGTAAAAATATACAAAAATATACAAAAATGCTTAAAAATAAAATAATAATTTATTTACAAGATGGTTTTACAAAAAAGAATTCTTAAACATATTATTACCATCATACAAAAAATTAAAAAGGTTTTTCATAAAAAATATGGATAATATTGTTGTTTATATAGCCATATATATTCCATAAAAAATGATAAATTGATAAAATGATATAGATATGTTATTACAGATAATCAATATTACTGCAATTGAGTATTATAGATATGATTTAATAGTCTGTATTGAATATGAAAATATTACACCAACCGAAAAGAAAAATGAGACAAAACTATATTAAATAGTTAAATCTATTTTCCTATCAACCAGAGTAAATGACAACATTTAAGTTGCTAACTACAATTTGACAGCTCTGAAGCGGT